ATGTGGGGCTTATCTCAGGATTGGTGCAACTCGCCGACCTTTGAACCCCCGACCAGTTTGGTTGGACCAGCCAGATGTAGACCTAAGCACAAGAGCAGCGTTCTTTCAGCAGGTCTTTTCAGCTTTGCTGGTGCATGGCAATTCTTACACTCGTGTCTTTAGAGATGCACAAGGTCAGGTTGTAAACCTAGTAAACCTTGACCCTGAAAAGGTAGAGGTTGAGCGTTCTCAGATTGGCCGCAAGGTTTACAAGATTGAGGGCGAAGGCCGCATCCTAAACAACGATGAGGTCATCCACATTGTTGACCTAATCTTGCCTGGACAGCTAAAAGGTTTGTCAAGGGTGGAAACACTAAAGCAAGCACTGGGACTAAACATTGCCCTTAGCGATTACGCTGCAAGATTCTTTGGAACCGGTGCAAGTGCATCTGGTGTTATCGAGTTCCCAGGCAACCTAACAAGCGAGCAAGCAAAACAACTTGCTGATGGTTTTGATGCCAGACACCGCAACGGCTCACGCAGAGCACACAAGACTGGTGTCCTATCTGGTGGGGCTAAGTTTGTTGCAACCCAGACAGACCCAGAGGCAAGCCAAGCACTAGAGTCACGCAAGTTTGCTGTTGAGGAAATTGCAAGAGCTTTCAATGTGCCACTGCACCTGCTAGGCATACCAGGTACAGCAAGCTATGCATCTGTTGAGCAGAATAACTTGCAGTTTATTTCCATGACCCTAAGACCCCTAGCTGAAAAGGTTGAGGCAGCGTTCTCTCGCCTATTGCCAGGCGATGCCTTCATCAAGTTTCAGTTCAATGACCTACTAAGAGCAGACCTAGCCTCAAGAGTGCAGTCTTACTCAGTTGGAACTCAGGCAGGTTTCTACTCAACAAACGACATCCGCAGACTTGAGGACATGGAGCCAGTTGAGCAAGGTGACCAGTACCGAGTGCCACTAGCTAACATCGCTCTGGCAGACACTGAGGTCATCACACTTGAGAAGCGTGTCAAGATGGTTCAGCAGTTGGTCATCTCAGGCTTTACACCTAGCGAGGCACTAACAGCTGTTGGCCTTGCAGACATTAGCCACACTGGATTGCCAAGCACACAGCTACAGCCTGTTGCTCAGATTGACCCAGAGGCACCACAGACTGTTTATGGAGCTGAGTAATGATAAACCCAGGCACTTACAACATTGTTTGCCCACAGGGTGCAACCTTTGACCGCACCTTTACTATAAATGTCAACAACGCACCTCTAAACCTAACCAGCTACACCGCTGCAATGCAGGTCCGAGAGTCTTACGATGCAAGCACAGCTCTAATCAGCTTGACTAACGGAACTGGCATCACTCTTGGCGGAACTGCCGGAACTATCGGCGTTGTTATCTCAAGCAGTGCCTCATCTGCTGTAGCTGCTGGTGCTTACTCTTATGACTTAGAAATCAGCTCAGGTGGAGTGGTGACTAGATTGCTTGAGGGCTCATTTGTAGTGACAGGCAATGTCACAAGATGACCCAAACAGTTGTTTCAGTAGTTGACTCGGTCACAAAGGTCACTGTTGCCGAGCAGGATGTCACTGTATCTATTACAGAGCAGCCTGTTGTAATCACAGCTGCTACAACTGGACTGCAAGGTATTCAGGGCGAGGTTGGCCCAGCTAACACACTAACTGTTGGCACAGTCGAAGCTGCCGAGGATGACACCGCTGAGGTGACAATTACAGGGACAGCCCCTGACCAGACAATCAACTTTGTAATGCCAAGAGGCTTGCAAGGAATACAGGGAATACAAGGAACTACTGGTGCCACAGGTGCTACTGGAGCAACTGGACCTACTGGACCCCAAGGTGCAAAGGGCGACAAGGGTGACACAGGCGACACAGGACCAACTGGTTCAACAGGTCCGACAGGGGCAACAGGTCCACAAGGTGAAACAGGACCCAAGGGCGATAAAGGCGATACCGGAAACACTGGCTCAACTGGACCGACTGGTGCCACAGGTCCGACAGGTCCTCAAGGCGATACCGGTCCTCAAGGTGCAACTGGCTCTACTGGTTCTCAGGGTGCTCAAGGTATTCAAGGCATCCAAGGCGAAACAGGCCCAACCGGACCTAAAGGCGATACAGGAAACACTGGTGCAACAGGAGCAACTGGACCGCAAGGCCCAACAGGTGCTACAGGTCCCACCGGACCAACAGGCGTAATCGCCGCAACTGCACCAGTTGCCTACAATTCTGAAACACAAACAGTTTCACTATCAGCCACAACCATTACAGTCAACGGCACCGCTGTTGCTTTGGGTGGCACTATCACAGTCAATGCGAGGCTTAGCTAATGACAGTGCAAACTTATGGCTATAACCTTTTAGCCAATGTTAGGACTTTAGTAGTTCCAGCAAGTGTTGGGGTGCAGCACGTCTGTATTCACAACCACGAGCACAATCAGAATCATGAGATTTTTGTTGGTGGCCCAGATGTCACTTTGACTAATGGTATGCACGCTGTCGCAACTGCAACTGGAACTGTGCAGCTACTTCCAATGGATGAACTGTATGCAATCGCAAATCAAGATTGCAATCTAAGAATACTGGTGGTCAAATAATGCCCTATTACATTACGCAGGAAAACTCAGAGTGCCCAAATTGGGCTGTTGAGAAGGAAAATGGCGAGCTAATTGCTTGTCACGATTCTAAAGAGTCAGCGATTGACCAGGCAGTAGCTATCAGCCTTGCTGAAAAGACAGAGTTTCTAGGCGAGCGAGCAGCCATTGGTTTACTCCAAGTTGGAGACTTTGTTTCTTGGGCCCCCTTAGACCCTAGAGTTGCAGCACAGGTTGTAGAGGTTCAAAATGACTATGCAGTAGTCAAGCTTTTTGAGTACGAGGATGGCATTTTTGAGCCAACCGACAAGCTGATGGTCATAAATGTATTCCAGCTGGAAAAGATACCAACCCCAAAGATGATTGCTGTTGAGGTTGAGCTGGATGAGGAAACTGACCCAAACTATGTTGAGGATGAGCCAGTTGCATTAGAGGAACCAAACGAGCGAGCCATCAACCAAGAGGCCCCTGCCTACATGAGGGCAGCAGCTCGCCGAGGACTTGAGTATTACGAGCAAGGTCTAGCTGGAGATGGTGTCACACCTGGCACTATTCGCGAAGCTAGAGCGATGGCAGAGGGCACAGTCAGCGATGACAAATGGGTCAGGATTGCTGCCTGGATTGCTCGCCATCTTGTTGACCTAGATGCCCCGGATGCAAACCCAGAATCAGATAACTACCCATCAGCCGGTGTTGTTGCACATTTGCTTTGGGGTTCAGGGCCAACAAAGCGAGCCGCACAACGCACAAAAGACTACGCTGACTCAGTGGTTGCTAGAATCAGAGCAGAGGAAACCAACAGGATGAATACAGAAAATAAGTGGCTAGATGTGGCAAGAGCTATTGCCCTAAAGATTGACGGCGTTCAGCCAGAATCAAGAGAGCCAGAGGTAAGAGTCAACAGCACTCAGTTTGAAGTAAGAGCTGAGGGTGATGGCATGAGCTTTACTGGTTATGCATCCGTTTTCAACTCTCCATCCGAGGACCTTGGTGGGTTTATTGAGTATGTTGCACCAGGTGCCTTCAAGCGTTCCCTACAGTCACGCAATGAAGTAAAGCTCCTTTGGAACCATGACGCAGGTGAGCCACTTGCATCTCTAAGAGGTGGCACCATGCAACTTGTTGAGGATGAGATTGGCCTAAAGGTCACAGCAAAGCTACCTAACACAACCAGAGGCCGCGATGTCGCAGAGCTTTTGAGGACCAATGTAATAAATGAAATGTCTTTTGGCTTCAATGTCATCAAAGACTCATGGTCACGAGACGGTCAGACAAGAACCCTAGAATCAGTAAGACTTTTCGAGGCAAGTATTGTAAGTTTTGGAGCATACAAGGCTACAACTGCATCAGTGAGGTCTGCACCCCCAACCATCAACGCCGATGACCTAGCTGAGGCTTTGCTAAAGCTTGAGTCCGGTGAGGAACTAGATGAGGCAAGTGCAGAGCTAATCACTGGTGTTGTAAATAAGCTCAAGTCCAACCCAGAGGTTGAGGAAGTTATTGACAACGGCCTTGACTTGCTAGACCTAAAGAAAAAGCAATTCGACCTATTACTCAAAGGAATCTAAAAATGGCAACCAAAGATGAAATCAAAGCAGCTCTACTAAAGGCAGCTGGCAACCCATCAACAGGCATCATCAAAGACCTAGCAGATGACTTTGCTCAGGCAGTCTGGGAGCTAGACAACAAAAACTCAGTCAACCCAGCCAAAGAGGTTAGGATTGTTGACAGTAAAGAAACTCGCTAACTAGTTTCTTTCGCCCCAGCTCGGTTCCCCTTCCTGAGCTGGGGTTTTTTTGTGCCTATAAACTTATGAGTAGCAGTTGAGTGTCAGCACCGCTGTATCTGTTGAGTGTCAGCACCGCAGAACCCCTCATTCAATCAAATTACAGGAGAATCATGTCAGACTTTATCAAGTCACAGATTGACGCTCGCAACAACCTCATTGCTCAGGCAAGAGAAGTCCTAGACTTCGCAGAGGCTGAAAAGCGTGGTCTATCAGCAGAAGAAAACCAAAAGATTGCTCGTATCGAGGCTGACATTGACTCAGCCGACACAGCTATCTCAACCGCTCGCTCAATCTCTGAGCGTGAGGCTCGTGCAGCTGAGGCAGCCGCTTCATTTGCACCATCAACAGCAGCAGTAAACACTGACGCTGACATCCTTCGCTCAATCGCTATGGGTGAAACTCGTGGACACGAATTTACTCGTGAACTACGCACACTAGTCCCATCTGCTAACACTGTTGGTCAGAGCTTCTACGACCAGGTATTTGCTATCGCACAGCTAGTTGGCCCAATGCTAACTACCTCTGAGGTATTCAACACCACCAGCGGAGAAAATTTGGTCATCCCGACTGTCACAGCGACTTCAACCTCTGGTTCAGTTGCAGCAGCAGGAACCATCTCTGAGTCAAACCCAACATTCTCATCCATCACTCTTGGTGCTGAGAAGTACGGTGCTCTAGTTCAGGTAGCTCAGGAACTTGTTTCTGACGCTGGATTCGACATCACCAGCTACATTGCACAGCAGCTTGGAACCTCACTTGGTCTAAAGGTTAACGATGTTCTAACCACAAAGCTATCAACCGCTGCTGGTTCAGTAGTGACTGGTGGAACCGGAGTTTCTGGTGCAGCTTCATACGAGAACCTAATTGACCTTGTTTACGGAATCGCTGACGGTGCTCGCGTACTGCCAGGTCTTGGTTTCATGATGAGCAAGACAGGTATCGCAGCAGCTCGCAAGCTAAAGGATGGTGCAGGAAACTACATCTGGACCAACTCTGCAGTCCCAGGACAGCCAGCAACCTTGCTTGGCTACAATGTCTACGAGAACCCAAATGTTGCTGCTGTTGGAACTGCTGCTAAGTCAGTATTGTTCGGACACTTGCCATCATTCAAGGTTCGCGTTGCAGGTGGTATGAGAGTTGACCAGTCAGCTGACTTCGCTTTCAACACTGACACTGTGACCTACCGAGGCCTAATGCGTGTTGACGGTGGACTAACCCACGCAACCCACATTGGCTACTTCAAGGGTGGAGCAAGCTAAACCCTTAGCACAAAAGCTGACAAGCCCCAAGCGTGTAGGTTCGCTTGGGGCTTGTCTTTTGCTAGGATTATCGCAAGAGAGAAAGAACCTACATGAGCAAGAAAAAACTAAAAGGCACTGTATCTGTCTTTAGCAACTCACCAGGACAGCCAACAGGATACGGCCAAGCCACAGAAGCCTTGGTCAAACTGCTAAAGCGTGATGGTGCCAATGTCGCAGCTCTGTCTAACTATGGGCATGAGGGCATCAACACCATTTATCACACCGAGTATGGCGAGATTCCAATTTATGCCAGAGGCTCTGAGTCGTACTCAAACGATGTCACACCAGCTCACCACAAGCACTGGAAAGCACTCAACCCTGACCAACCAGACCTGCTAATCACTCTTTACGACGTCTGGGTTCTAAACTCCAAGGGCTTTGACACAATCCCGATTGCAAGCTGGACACCGATTGACCACAACCCAATTCCACCAGCAGTATTGAAATGGCTACAAAAAGAAAATGTCACGCCTCTTGCCATGAGCAAGTTTGGCCTAGAGCAGATAAACAAGGCAGGTGTTGAGGGCCATTACATCCCCCACAGCATTGACACCAAGGTATTCAAGCAGACAGACAAGATTGACGGCCTGGCAGTTGATGAATACATGGGCTTTGAGGATGGCCGCTTTGTAGTCGGCATGAACGCTGCTAACAAGTCATCGGGCATCTTGCACCGCAAGGCTTACTCAGAGAACATGATGGCTTTTGCAATGTTTGCTCGTAAGCACCCAGATGCAATGCTTTACATTCATGCAGACCCAAGCTCACCTCATGGCTGGAACCTAATGGCTCTTGGTCAGTTGCTAGGTATCCCAGTAGATAACATGACTTTCCCAGACCCACTGGCTTACCGCTATGGGATGCCGCAATCTACCTTGGCTGGAATCTACTCAAGCTGGGATGTCATGCTTGCAACCAGCTATGGCGAAGGGTTTGGTATTCCGACAATCGAGGCTCAGGCCTGTGGTGTGCCAGTAATTGTGAGCAAGTTTGCTGCCTCACCTGAGCTAGTTGGAGATGGTTGGGCAGTATCTGGCCAGCCCCTTTATGACCCAGCACAGCACTCATTCTGGAACATCCCTTCTGTACCAGAGATAGTAGAGGCTTTAGAACAGGCTTACGCCAAGGGCAAAAACAAGTCTGCTAAGGCTGTTGAGTTTGCTAAAGCCTTTGACCATGAAAAGGTTTGGCAAGAAAACTGGATGCCGGTACTAAAGAAACTGCTCAAGTGATTCCTGTCCTAGGCTTTGCAACCCTCAAAAGGTTTGACCTAGCCCAGAGACTACTTGAGAGCATTGACTACCCGGTAGAGCACCTGGTGATTGTTGACAATTCTGGGACTCAGACCTGGAACCCTACAAAGCCAGACAAGGTAAAAAACCTCTGGCTTATTAGAGTGCCATTTGGCCTTGGCCTTGTCGGTGCTTGGAACCTGATTGTAAAGTCAACGCCCTATGCCCCTTACTGGGTACTGGTAAATGATGATGCCTGGTTTGCTGAGGGTGCCTTGGAGATTATCTGTGAGGATGCAGATGCAAATGCTTTGAGCTTTCCGCACATTGTGCCTGACTGGTCCTGCATTGTTTTGGGCCAAAAGGTAGTTGAGGAAGTGGGGCTTTACGATGAGAGACTTTACCCCCTCTACTTTGATGACAATGACTATGAACGCCGAATCAGAAACGCTGGGTTGCCGGTTAGAAGGATAGAGGCAATAGTCCACCATGAAAACAGCTCAACGCTAAAGTCCGGCTATGAGCACAAGAACGCTGTGAGCTACAGAAACAATAACGCTTTGTTTGACTCTAAGGTTGTCAACAACGATTACAGCGAGGGCAACTGGAGCCTAAAGATAAGGCGTGAAAACTCATGGGGCTAGTTTATACAGGGGGCACTTTTGACCTTTTTCACGCAGGTCACGCTAAGTTCCTGCAACGGTGTGCAGAGCTCGGTCCTGTTGTCGTATCCCTAAACACCGATGAGTTTATTGAGGAATACAAGGGCAAGCCACCAGTCCTAAGCTACTCAGACCGCGAGGCTGTGCTGTTATCTTGTCGTTATGTTGACAAGGTAGTGCCCAACCTAGGTGGACCAGACAGCAAGCCAACCATCGAGCAAGTATGGCCCGACATCATCGCCATTGGAACTGACTGGGCTAGGCGTGACTACCACGCTCAGATGCAGTTCGACCAGGACTGGCTTGATGAGAGACAAATAGCCCTAATCTACATCCCATACACTCAAGGCATCAGCTCAACAGCCATCAAAGAGCGTATGCTTTTTAGGCGTTAGACTAGGAGAATTATGGCAATCACAAATGGCTATGCCACACTTTCAGATGTCAAAGCTGCACTTCGGATAACCGACAGCATAGATGACACACTACTTGAGACAGCTATTGAGTCAGCATCAAGAATGATTGACGGCTTTACAGCTCGCACCTTTTCAAACGCCGGCACTGCTGTCAGAAACTTTGCTGCTACGGATGCAATCAACCTAATCATAGATGACGCAATCACTGTGACAAAGGTTGAGTCAACCGATGAGATTGGTGACACCTACACAGAGTGGACAGCAACCGACTACCAGCTTGAGCCAGTCAACGGCAGAGTTGACGGCCTCTACTACCCTTACACCGGCATCCGAGCTGTAAACACTTACTCTTGGCCAGTAGTTGACTACCAGGCACTTGTAAGAATTACCGCGACCTGGGGCTGGGCATCTGTGCCGACTGCTGTCAAGCAAGCAACCATAATCCAGGCATCAAGACTTTTCAAAAGACTCGACTCGCCCCTCGGCGTTCTTGGCATGGGTGACATGGGTCAAATCAGAGTAAGCCGCTACCTTGACCCAGATGTTGAGCAGCTAGTGATGCCTTACCGAATCATGAGAAACTTCGGCTAATGAGCATCAGCCTTATTAGGCAGGGCCTAGCTAAGAACCTTGGAACCATCCCTGGGCTAAGAACAGCAGCTGAGGTGCCTGACCTTCCAAACCCACCTATTGCTGTTGTCTCTCTAAACTCTGTGAACTACGACAGAGCCTATGCAAACGGCATGACCAGCTACTTGTTTACAATCACAGTTATTGTCGGCAGAGCTGCAGAGCGTGAGGCACAAAGACGGCTCGACTCCTACATTTCGACAGGGGATAGTAGTGTCAAGTATGCAGTAGAATCAGATAAGACTCTCGGCGGAAATGCCTACGACTGCCGAGTAGTGTCAATGGACTCAGTTGGGTCTGTGACAATAAGCGATACCACATACCTGGCTGCTGACTTCTCGGTCACAGTCATAGCAAACTAGGAGAAACAACATGGCAAAGTTTTACGCACAAGACTACAAGGTCACAGTAGGTACAACCGTACTAAGCACTTCAATCGCTTCTGTGACTCTTGACATCACTACCGATGAGGTAGAGACAACCGCTTTTGGCTCAACATACCGCACAAGAATCGGTGGACTAAAGGATGCATCTGTATCCCTAGACTTCCACCAGGACTTTGGAGCAGGTTCTGTTGACGCTCTACTATTCCCGCTTATGGGCTCAACCGTTGCTGTAAAGATTGCACCTACATCAGGCACAGTCACCGCAACCAACCCTGAGTACCGCTTCACTGCTCTAGTCACCCAGTACCAGCCATTCGCCGGTGCTGTTGGAGACCTTGCTACCCTGTCTGTGACTTGGCCTGTATCAGGCGAAGTTGAGCGTGGAACCGCCCCAGCTGCATAAGCTGATAAGGTAAAAGCATGAAAATAAACCTACAAGTAGAGTTCAACGACAAGCCTGGTGAACCTAAAGAGGTCACCTGCCTAGCATCTGACATGGTGAAGTTTGAAAGCAATTTCAACATCTCCATTGCAAACCTAGACAAAGACCTCAAAATAACACACCTGCTTTTCCTAGCTTGGGCAAGTGAAACACGCACCAAGGCAACTGCTAAAACATTTGATGAGTGGATTGACGGAGTAGTATCCGTATCGGCATCTGATGACCCAAAAGCATAAAGGGTCTAGGTGACCAATCAGCTCATTGGTTTATAGCATCTCTGGCAGTCGAAACTGGCATAAGCCCTAGAGAGTTGTTAGAACTTGATGAACGGATGCTCTGGACAATTAGCCGGTATTTGATTTTCAAAAACCAGCAAGGTTCAAAAAGATAAGCCCCCCAAAAGGGGGTTTTTCTTTTGGGTAGAATTAGATAAGTAATCCAATCTAGGAGTCTTTTTTGAACGCAATACGCAAGTCAGGTTTGACTGCACAGATTGAGGGCATAAAAGAAACCCTGAGATTGCTTGACGCTGTCGAGCCAGGCTCAATCAAAGAACTACGCAAAGACATCAAGACAATCATTGAACCCAGCCTGACCGCTATCAAGGCCAATGTCCCAGCATCGGCCCCATTGTCGGGAATGGCACATTATGGTCGCACTCGCTTTGAGAGGCCGCAAGTTAAATCCACACTGATTACATCTCAGTCAAAATACAGAGGCTCTAGCCCCCTTATTCGCATTGAGGTTGTTGCAGCACCTAACTCGGCAGGTTTTGAGATTGCTGACATGGCAGGTAGACGGACACTAAAGCAGGGCCCCAACTTGCCTTACCAATACAAAGGTCGAGGCCGCATTGGTGGCTCAGGTCGGCAAAACCCAACCAAGTCAAGGCCGGTTGTTAGGCGTGGAAACTCTAAGGAATTTTCTTATAGAATCAACGGCCAGGGCAAGGCCATGATTGAGAAGCTCAAGGGCATACCATCTCGGTATGTCTACCCACCAGTTGAAAACAAGCTTTACTCAATCCGCGATGACATGATAAAAACGCTTGACACCTATGTGGAAAAAATCAACCAAAAACTTAAGGTTCGCTAATGGCAATTAGAATCCCCATCCTCACAAGCTTTGACCCTAAAGGCCTAAGACAAGCTAATGCTAGTTTCGCGAAACTGCAAACATCGGTCAGCTCTCTTGGTAGAAACTTTGCTATAGCTGGTGGTGCCATAGTTGCTGGTACGGCCATACTGGGTAAAGCAGTTCAGTCTGCATCAAACTTTGAGGCCGAATTTGAGGGTGTCAACCAGGTCTTTGGAGACGCTGCCAAAAGCGTACAAAGGTTTGCCGAGCAAGCTGCACAGTCAGCCGGTCTAAGCTCTACCGAGGCCCTTCAAGCATCTAAGACCTTTGGACTGTTTGCAACAGGTGCTGGGCTTGGGGTACAAGAGGCTGCCAAGTTCTCAACCACAATGGTCCAACTTGCCGGTGACCTAGGTTCCTTCAACGATGTGCCAACCGCTGAGGCACTTGCTGCTATTCAGTCGGGTCTTATGGGACAGGCAGAGCCGCTTAGAAAGTTTGGTGTTTTCCTTGATGATGCCACTCTCAAAAATGCACTCTTTGAGGCAACTGGCGAAAAGGTCGAGGGCACCCTAAGCACTCAGCAAAAGATGATGGCTGCCTACAACGCAATTTTGGGTCAGACCACATTGCAACAGGGTGACTTTGTAAAGTACCAGGACACTCTTGGCAACCAACTAAAGACAATCAGCACCGAGTTTGACAACCTAACTAAAGACATCGGCCTCATGCTTATCCCAGCAATCACTGAGGCGTTGCCACAAATCAAAGAGATGGCTAGACAACTTGGCTCACAGCTAAAGAGTGCTATTGAGTCTGTTGACTGGAAAGCACTGACCAAAACAATAGTTGACTTGGCCACATTCTTTACTCAGAACGCTGGCACAATTATCCAGGTAGTCACTGCAATGTTTGCCCTAAACACCGCGTTTAAGTTATTCACTGTTGTCTCTGGTCTTGCCACAGTTGCAGCCGACTTATACAAATGGGCGATGGCTAAGGTTGCTGCTGGCATGACAGCTACAACTATTGCCGCTGGCTTGCTAAGAACCGCCATGCTGTTGTTGCCCTGGGGAATCGCAGCAGCAGGACTAGCACTTGTTGTTGCTGGCATGACCGAGGCAGACAGCTCTTACCGAACTACTACACCGGTTGTCACAAGCTTTGGCGAGGAAATGCTAAAGACTGGACACGATGCAGAGTGGGCGGCTGGGAAGTATGGCCTAGCCAAGGATGCAGTCAAGGACTTTAGTGCAGCAGTTAGCTCAATGCCCACAATCGGCAAAATCAGCATCCCAGATGTTGGTGGGGGCCGAGGGCTCGACCTGTCGGGTATTCCAAAAACAGTAGTTGACCCTAATGCCGATGCCGCTGCTGCCCTGGCTGCCGCCCTTGCTGCTGCCAATGGTGCCACTGGTAAAACAGGCGGAAGTCAAACAATGTCGCTGGGCGAAACCCTAAAGCGTGAGGCAACTGTTGTAAAGAAACAGGCTGCTCTTATTGGGGCTGGTGTTAGCGAAGGTTTAGCTGCTCGACTAACTTCTGGTGCCAAGCCAGTAAAGCGAGCTAACACAGCTCTAAAGGCGATTGCTAAAAATAACGGCAACCTGACTAAGAACCTACGCAAGATGGAAAAGAACCTCAAGGTTGTTGCAGATGCAGCAGTCGAGGCAGTCACTACTGCTGAGGAACCAATCAAGGACACCTCTGTTGAGGATGCTCTAGCAGCTAAAGAGCGAGCCTACGCCTCATTTGCAGATGCAGTCAAGAATACCTTTGGCTCAATCAAAGACTCAATCCTTGGAGCATTTGACCTGACTGAGCTCGGTGGCTCTACAAACTCAATCACTCGCAACATGGACAAGATGCTTGTCAAGCTAAGGTCTTTTGCTACCAATGTTGCCAAGCTTTCAGGCCTAGGCCTCAATTCTGCTTTGCTACAGCAGGTCATCTCTGCAGGACCTATGGGCGGAGCTCGACTAGCTGAGGCACTTGTTATGGGTGGTGCTGAGGGTCTTGCTGCCATCAACGCCGGATACTCAGAGTTTGGTAGCTTGGCTGGTCAGATTGCTACAACAGGTACAAACAGTCTTTTCAACAGAGAGGCACAGCAGACTGTTTACAACATAAATGTTGACGGTGGAGTTGGCTCAGGCTCAACTATCGGTAAAGCAATCGTTGACGCTATCAAGGCCTACGAGCGTACCTCTGGTGCTGTCTGGCAGGGTGCATAGTGGCAGCCCCAGCAGTAAAGATTGAGCTGGGTCTAAACCTTGGCCAGAGCGACCCCTTTTCTTTTCAGCTAGACAGTGCGACCAGGGGTGTCCTAGATGGCACAGAGTTTACTCTTGGTGGCGAGCGTTTCTTTGACATCACTGACAGACTTGTGACCGCCACAGTACGCCGAGGCAAGAACAACGCTCTTGACCGTATTGACGCTGGTATTACAACCATCACCGTTGACAACTCGGATAGAGAGTTTGACCCTCTGTACCCAAATGGACCTTACTTTGGACAGCTAATTCCTAGACGCTCAGTAAGGGTGTCTGCTAATGATGCCCCTGTGTTTAGAGGCTTTATAGATGACTTCGACATTCAGTATGAGCCTGGCAAACAGTCGGTAGTTCAGATACAGGTATCGGATGCCTTCTCTGTATTGGCTAACTCAGGGCTTGAGGAATTTACCCCAGACTCAGAGCTGTCCGGTGCTCGAATCAACACAGTCCTCGACAGGCCAGAAGTCAACTGGCCAGCAGACCAAAGAGAGATTGACCCTGGCAACTCAGTCATGCTTGACACAGATGTGGCTGAGGGCACTGGGACCCTTGAGTATCTACAGCTTGTTTCTGATTCTGAGTTTGGCACTTTGTTCCTGGCAAAAGACGGAAAGATTACCTTCCGTGAGCGAAACGCTGTGCCTAACACCCCAAACCTTGTATTCAGTGATGAGGTTGTTGCAGGGGTTTACACAGGCATCCAGTTTGCCGATGTCAACATTGTTTACGGCTCTGAAAACCTTTACAACCGAATCACCCTTGAGAACGCTGACATAATCGCTGAGCAAGCCTTTGCCGAGGATGCAGATTCACAGGCAGTATTTGGGCCAAGAGCTCTTAGCCAGACTGGACTGCTGATTCAGGACCCAGCTCAGCTACAGTTCTTAGCAGACTTCCTGCTTGCTAGGTACAAAGAGCCCCAGTATCGCTTTGAAACCGTCACTGTTGTAATGGACACACTTTCCGAGGCCAACCAGGATGCAGTCCTAGAGCTTGAAATTGGTGACATTGTGCTGGTCCGGTTTGAGCCCTCTGACATCCCACCAGCTATTGAGCAGTATTGCCGCATTATCGGTATCAACCATGACTGGAACCCAGCCAGTAAGAATATAAGCTTTGCCCTAGAACGCCTTGACTTTGCCATCTTTATCCTGAACGACCCTGTGCTCGGCGAGCTGGACAATGACCGCCTTGCCTACGAGTAGTAAACTAAAAACAACAACAAAGGAACCCTATGCCGAGAAAAACATTTACAGCCGGAGAAATTTTGGCGGCCTCAGATGTCAATACCTATCTTTCAAATGAGACCACACTTACCGTCTCTACTGCTACTACTTACACAGTTCAAACCTCTGACCGCTACAAGATTCTAGAGTTTGATTCTGGCTCAGCAGTCACAGTCACCATCGGTACAGCCACAGCTTTTCAAGCTGGCGAGCGTGTTGACATCCTTATGGATGGTGCCGGAACTGTCACAATTACCAGAGATGGCACAGCCACAAGCCTTGCAGGTCGAGGCACAGCGGGAACCGCTTACAAAATTGGTCAGCGTTATGACGCTGTGTCTGTTATCTGTGTTGCCGCAAATTCTTACAGAATCATCGGGAACGCGACTGCCGTCTGATGTCTGTTTCAGCGTTAGGTATTTTTAGTGCTGCTGGGGCTGGTGGCGGAGGATTTTCCGTTGAGTATCTAGTCATCGCTGGTGGAGCTGGTGCTCCTAACGCCCACGGTGGAGGTGGAGCTGGTGGTTATCGCTCATCTATTGTTGGTGAATCATCAGGTGGCGGAGGTTCTGCCGAAAGCGCTTTTACTGCTGCTGCTGGTACAAATTACACTGTCACCGTTGGAGCTGGTGGTTCAAGTTCTGGCGTCAATTCATCATTCTCCACAATAACTTCTGTCGGTGGAGGTGTAGGTGGTTATTTCTCCAATGGTACTTCGGGTGGTTCTGGTGGTGGTGCTGGTGTAGGAGGAACTTACAACGGTGGAGCAGGTACTACCAATCAGGGATACCGTGGTGGAAATCGTGATGGTAATAATGGTTTTTCCGCTGGTGGTGGTGGAGCTGGCTCAGCAGGTTCAGATGGTGGTACTGGTGGTGGCTCTGGTGTTTCTAGCAGCGTCACAGGTTCCGCAATCACAAGAGCAGTCGGTGGTAGTGGTATGGATAATGGTCAGGCGGGCTCTGGTGGTAATGGTGCTGCTAATACTGGAAACGGTGCTAGTGCGGCTCCACCACCGTTTAGCGGAGTAAACAGAACTGGTGGCTCAGGTGTTGTTTTCCTGAAATACGCTTCAACTCTTACAATTACAATCGGTGCTGGACTTACAGGTACAACAGCAACAGTAGGAGCAAATAAAGTGACAACTATTACTAACGGCACAGGAAATGTGAGCTGGGCATAATGGCACATTACGCATTTTTAGACTCAAACAATGTAGTGACAGAAGTAATACCTGGCATTGAAGAAACCGAACTAATTGAAGGTTTAGATACTGAAACTTGGTATGGCAACTTTAGAGGTCAAGTTTGTAAAAGAACAAGCTACAACGGAAACATCCGCAAAAACTACGCTGGTATCGGATTTACCTACGACCCAGAGCGTGATGCCTTTGTTCCACCAAAGCCATTCCCTAGCTGGCAACTCGTAGAAGAAACTTGCCAGTGGGAAGCTCCAACACCATACCCAAGTCAAGGCTTCAATCACCGCTGGAACGAAGAAACCTTAGCTTGGGACACTTACGAATAATGGCTGAGGAAACAACTGGGGTACGCATTACCCAGCAAGCAATTTACGCTAAGCAACTTGAGCATGGGGAAACCTTGGTCAAGATTCTTGAGAAGCTAGACCACCTAGATGAGGTTCCTGCTCGCTTGAGAGAGGTAGAGCTCACTCTCGCTCGCCTTGCCTGGATTGAAAAGATTGCCTACACCGGCCTAACAGCCTCAGTTGTATCCCTTATTGGACTAATTATTGGATTGGTAAACAGATGAAATCAAGACCACAGATGCCCCTTGACGGCAAGTTTGGAAAAGACTGGAAAGTCACCAGCCCATTCGGTTGGAGAATCCATCCCATCGAGAAATACAAAAAGCACCATAACGGTGTTGACCTTTGGGGTCCTAAAGCAAAGATTTGGAACGAGGCTTGGCATGACGGCACTGTAGTTGCTGCCGGCACTTCAAAGCTTAAGAACCCAGATGGCTCACTAGGTGGCGTTGGCTACTATGTTGACATTCGCTCAAAGATAAACGGCGAGTGGTACACAACACGCTATGCACACATGGTTGAGAACTCTCTGACTGTTGTCAAGGGTGAAAAGGTAAAGGCCGGAACTCGCTTAGGTATTATGGGCAACACCGGTGCATCTGCTGGCCGACACCTACACTTTGAGATTTGCAAGGGTAAATACCTAAAGTGGACCTCAGACGGCAAGGGCTATGTTGACCCTCTAAAGTTTGTCAAGGCAACTATTGCTAAGTGGGAACTAGATGCAGAGGTAAACCTGGCTACTCCAGACACAGGTGAGGTTCTACCTGCACCGGTCCACGAGCCAGAGCCAAAGCCCAAGGCTCCTAAGCCACCAGTGGTGAAACCCAAACTTGCTAAATAGATTAGCCAAAGACAAAAGCCTACGAGTCCTGCTTGTGGGCTTTTTTCTTTTCTTTATGGCCTGGCAACCTCAGCCGGCCTATGCTGCACAAGCCTGAGCCACAATTACCTGTGCCGACTCAACTGGCAATCAACAAAGCTATGCGACAGGATGGAACAATGAAAACAACTACTTCATGGATAAAGGCAACATTGCCCAACACTTTTGCGAGGGTGGCTGGGCTGGCCAGCTCACCATTTTTGTTGGTGTTGTATCTAGTGACGGCTCTGAGCTGGATTCTGCTTTGCTTTTCCATCCTGGCTACATTGGTCCTAGTCCTGTCAGTCCCACTCCTAGCCCTGAAACTGTACAAGAAACTGAAACGACAGTAAGGTCAGATGATGTTGAACGCACCGAAACAGTTGAACGCACAGAGGATGTGGCTCGCACTGAGGAAGTTGTCAGAGAGCCTGAGCCAGTGGTTCCGGTGGCTCCCATAGCCCCAGAGCCAACCCCTGAGCCTACCCCAGAACCAACTCCTACACCAGAACCTACTCCAGAAAGCCCTGTAAGGCCTGTAGAGCCGACAAAGGCCCCAGAGGTCATAACACCTAGCCCAGAGCCTACTGAGCCTCCTACGAGCCCTACAGAGCCTCAAATTCCAAGTGAGTCTAGCCCTGAGCCTGTTTTGCCAGAGGAAACAGTGAGCATGGAACTAGCGTTAGAAGCTGTCGGTAAACTTGTAAATAACCTACGCTCAATCGGGTCGGACCTCAGTCCAGAAGTACGAGAACAGGCACAGCAAGTAATTGTTGCGTCTGTAATCGTCACCCAAGTTGCATTAGCAGGTAGGAAACCTTGAAATTTCTCAAAGACCAACTAGACCAGGCTTGGACCATTGTCGGCCTGAGCATCGCTTGGGTCGTACTAGAGGGCACCGCTAAAGACTTTGCAGGTTGGGCAATCCTCATCACCATCGCACTTTGGGCAGCAACTTACCCCCTACGAAAGGACTGACCTATGTGGTTAGACATCGCAAGACGCACCCTGGCAGTAATCATTCTCAAGGTCACCGGTATATTTGTCGGTGGAGCAGTCATTGGGCTTGAGGTTATTCAGGCAGTTGCAATGGCAGCTTTCGCTGGCATCATAGATGTGGCTCAGGAATTGTCTCGCTCATACCTTGCCGATGGCGAGATTGACGCTGATGAAATCAACAAGTCTTTTGGCAAGATTGCCGACAAGACTAATAAAAAGCCCTAAGACCTCAGCTTCGAGCGTTCCTCGGCAGTAGTGCCACCCCAAATGCCTACCATCCCTGCTGATAGGGCATAGTCAAAGCACCTTAGCCTGACGGGGCAGTCGTTGCAGACTTCCTTGGCTACCGCAATCAGCTTTTTACGCAGGTACACATCTGGCTCATCCTCTGGGAAAAAGCACTCAGGCAACTGGCTACATTGAACACCCCCATTTTCAGTTATGGCGTGTTGCAGTTCAATGTATTTTCTTTCGAGCTGTCTTGTCATAGGGTCAGATTAGAGTAATGTCAACAGAAATAGCAAACCCACGCCGAGAGAGTTAGCGTGGGCTTGCCGACAAGGAAAGAGAGGGAACCTTGCCAGTATCCAAACTACCAACCGACATAAATGAGTTGCATGACGCAATCTTGCTTGGCAACTTTGCCAACGGTTCAGATGAGTGGCATGAGCTACGCAACGAGCCAGGTGCAGTAGGTGGCTCAGACATCGCCGCCATCGCCGGACTAAGCACTTGGGAATCAGCAATAACTAAGTGGGCAAAAAAGACTGGACAGATTCCAGATGCAGTCGAGCCAAACATGAGCATGAAGCTTGGCACAAAACTTGAGGCACCCATCTTGGAATTGTTTGCAGATGAGCACCCTGAGTTAGAGATTTTTGAAACAGGAACCTGGGCAAACAAAACTTACCCTTGGGCCAGAGCAAACCTTGACGGACTTTACAAAGATGCTGACGGCAACTGGGGAATTATCGAGGTCAAGTTCAGCAGAGATTACTGGAGTGCTGTGCCTCAGTCTTACCGAGCACAAGTTCTCTGGTACATGAAAGTCTTTGGAATCAGACAAGCAAAAGTTGTTGCACTTGCTGGCTCAAGCTTTATGGAGTTTGACATTGAGTGGGATGAGTTTGAGGCCAACACACTTTGGGATGCAGCTCTAAGATTCCGACAAGCTTGCCTAGACCTAAAGATGCCGGACTGGGATGGCTCTAACTCAACCCTGGAAACAATCAGAGCACTTAGCCCTGACATTCAGGATGGCGAGGCCGACCTAGATGAGCTTGGGGTGCATTATTTCAACGCTGTAAATGACGCGGAGAAGGCTAACAAGCTAATGACCGACCTAAAGGCTAGGGTTATCAAAGCAATGGCAGGAAACAAAAGAGGCTTGATTTATGGGGACCACATGGTTAGTCTCAGGTCAAGAGCAGGTGGGGCACCTTACCTGCATCACGAGAAGGGAAAATAATGAAGGGCAAAGAACCGCTTTACTCAACAAAAGAGCTAATTCACTTGTTTAAGACTATGCAAGCTGACGGCTACGAGGGCATGAGCATGGGGCTAATCAAAGACATGATTGAGCTTGGTTGTCAAGACATTACAGAAGGGAAAGAAATCGAATGGCAGCAAGCTACAGAGGTCCACTAGATTACATAGATGTTGCAACACGCATAGTAGAGTTCCGCGAGAAGTTTCCACAAGGCTCACTGCAACAAGTCAAGTATGAGTTTGTAGTGGTCAACAACAAGAGCTGGATTGTTTACACAGCAGCTGCTTACCGCACACCCGATGATGAGCGACCAGGCATCGGCACAGCTTGGGAACCTATCCCAGGACCGACAAACTTTACTCGTGACAGTGAGGTGCAAAATGCCGAGACTGCTGCTTGGGGTAGAGCGATGGTTGCTGCACTAGCTGTTGACACCAAAAAGGGAATTGCCTCATCTGAGGAAGTACGCAACCGACAAGTCAAGAGCTCTGCAACTGCTAAAGACTGGCTTGCGATGTCTGCAGAATTAGGCAATGACCTTGATGGTTTACGCTTGCTATACAGCGAGGCCAAGACTGGTGGGGCTGATTCAGCAACGCTAGACAAGATAAAGGCAATCGCAAATGGATTATCAGGCACAAAGGATTCTGCTTAGTTCCATCCTTGAAGTGCAAGAGTGTTTGCATGAGCAGTATGACCGAGGCGAGTACGACATACTCACCGACCTATGGCGATTACAAAGAGAGAAAGCGAAAAGGCTAAGAGATGGAGATTATTACACCGGGCCACATAGTTCAGGAACTACAACGCCTGACAAGCGAGATGGACAAGGGGGCTAACGCTCTCTATGACGCTGAGTGCAAGATGGCAGATGCTGAGGCTGCTTATGACAAGGCAGTATCTCTAGCCTTTATCAACAACGCTGGGACTGTGGCAGACCGCCAAGCTGTCGCTAAATTGCAAGCAGTAGAGGAAAAGCTAAAGGCTGACCTAGCCAAAGCTGAATACAACAGGGTCCGAACCAAGCTAAAAACCCTGTCAGACCAAGCCACAATCATGGCTGTAATCAGCAAAAATGTCGAAATACAGTGGAAACACGCCTAGCTGGTAGCCTACTTGGGTGATTGCCGAGACCTGCTCATGTGGAGCCAAGTTCAAAACAGATGAGCCTGAGCCTATAAAGCTGATTCGGGATTGGCGTAGAAATCACACCTGCCAGGAAGCTGCACCAGACTTGCGTGACATAGAAACTACAAGCACCATTGGATTCAGTGCAGATTACAAAGGCACAGGCCTAGACATTCCTGCAAAAGAGTATGACCCTTGGGGTGATGATGAATAAAAAGACTTTTGACAAGTTCCTGGCAAGGGATGTTTGTTGCTCACACTGTGGCACAACAGATGACACACTTATCCCACAGCACCGCAAGAATCGTGGCATGGGTGGCAGTAAAGACCTGGACAGAGCAAGCAACATCATTGTGCTTTGCTCAGAGGCTAATGGTTTACTTGAGTCAAACAGCAAGTTTGCCGAGCTAGGGCGTAAGTTTGGCTGGAAGCTGGAACGCTGGCAAGAGCCTGAGTCCACACCTGTTTACATGGGCAATGGCTGGTTTCTACTTGACAATGATTTCAACACACGCAGCGTACAGCATGACATTGAATACTTTTAAAGTGCTAAGGTAAAAACATAACTAAATAAAAAGTGCCCCCTAGAAGCCTAAACTCCTAGAGGGCGTGACACCAACAAATCACCTGTTGGCATCGCTACAATTCTAGTGTGCCAACCTTTTATAGGAAGGCACATTTTGCTTAACTGGGACAATAAAACACTTGCCGAGATTCTTGAATACTACGGCGGCAACATCTTTATGGCCGAGATGGATTACAAGGCTATGGGCCTTGATGATGGCCAGTGGGTAATGCTCATCAAAAACGCTTATGATAGGCGTGAGGTCAGCCCAACAGTAATGATGCTGATGGCCGAGAGAGCAGCCGCAAAGTGAGCATTGAAGCAGTTTCACTAGTTCTAAATAAATCACGAGCAACCGGTAGAGCCAAGCTTGTCTTGCTTGGTATTGCAAACCATCTAGGTGACCAGGGTGCGTGGCCCTCAATTTCAACTCTGGCAAGATACGCAAACGCCTCAGAGAGGTCTGTAAAGCGAGACATTCAAGAACTCATGGAGCTGGGTGAGCTAAAAGTTGAGCTACAAAGTGCACCGACAAATCACCAATACAAGACCAACCTCTATTGGATAACGATTAGCTCAGGGGTGACAGATTCAGCACCAGGGGTGACAGACTGGGTAAGCAGGGGTGACAGCTCAGGTAAATCAGGGGTGACACCTGTTGGCACGCAAAACATCATTAGAACCATCAAAGAAACATCAAAGAAAACCCTCAATGATGAGTTTGAAACATTTTGGAATTTGTATCCAAAAAAGATAGCTAAAGCTGATGCCCTAAAAGCTTGGAACAAAGCACTCAAAACAAAAACCGCTGATGAGTTGATTGGCCTCACCAAGGCTTACTCGGAAAGCAAGCTACCTGAGATGACTTATATCCCCTACCCAGCCTCTTGGCTCAACAAGGGACTTTACGAGTCAGTCGAAAGCAACAAACCTAAACCACCGAGCAAACCTATCTTTGGGAGAATCAAGTGAGCCACTTTGAAATGTCAGTGATTGGCTCAGTGCTGCTTACCAACGGCAAAGCACTTGATGACCTGACTCTCTTACCGGCTGACTTTTACGACCTAAACCATGCCAAAATCTACGAGGCCATGCTCGAACTCAAGCGAGATAGACAACCATTAGATGTTGTCACTCTGTCTGCAAAGTTGCCTCGATTCGCAAGCTTCCTACATGACTGTATGACAGCTACTCCAACTGCTGTCAGTGTCGGCTACTACGCCACAAAGGTTGTTGAGGAATCAACCAGGCGAAAGCTTGCACAGGCCGGCACAATGATTAACCTAAAGGCTCAGAGCGATGACTTGCCGGCTGCAATGAATCTAGCCAAGCAAGAGATTGACAACCTAATTGACCGCAACCAGGCAACTAAGCCAAGCTATGTTAGCCAGGAACTTATCCCTTACCTGGATGAGATTGACAAGCCAAAAGATTACCCACTGAGCCCCTGGCCATCTCTAAATGAAATTCTTGCAGGATTCCGACCAGGTGCCCTTTACATCATTGGTGCCCGACCTGGCATCGGTAAAACGATTGTTGGCTTGCAGATTGCCTGGGAGCTTTCCAAGACAGGACCGGTGAGCTTTCACTCACTAGAGATGGGCAAGGCAGAGCTCTACAACAGAATCATCAGCATGGAAGCTGAGGTTTACATCGGCAACATTGAAAAGGGAACACTCAAAGACATTGACTGGACCAAGATTGCAAAGGCAAGAGAGGAACTGACTAAACACCAGCTTGCCATCCATGACAAGTCAGGCCAGAATCTGATGCAGATTAGAGCCCTAGCAAACAGCGTCAAGGGCAACGGCAAACTTAGAGCAATAGTTGTTGACTACCTTGGCTTGATTCAGGACACAGAAAAGGGCCGAAAGCGATACGAGATGATTACCGACATCTCCATCGGGCTCAAGAACCTCGCTAGAGACTTAGATGTGCCTCTTATTGCCTTGGCTCAGTTGAACCGAGGCCCAGAGCAACGCAAAGATTCTAAACCAGACCTTGCTGACCTAAGAGACTCAGGTGGAATCGAGCAGGATGCAGATGCTGTAATCCTGTTGCACCGCGAGTCAATCGCCGAGGACCAGTTTGAGTGGCAGAAGTCTTGGATGATTATGAAGGTTGCAAAGAACCGACAGGGTGGACTTGGAGAAGTAGGACTCAGGTTTGAGGGTCACTTATCCAGAGTTGTCGAGGGCTAAGATTATGGCGTGGATGACAATGTGGCCTTGTGTTGCCGATGTGGAGCAACTTGGAAGGTCAACACGCATAAGCGTAAGAGGAAAGACCTCAAGTGCCAGTCTTGTCGTATGCACCGAGCCTTGGTCATCAAGTACGGCTCTGAAAAGTGCATCCCCTGGCAGGGTGAGTTTGACAAGGAAACCTTGTCTGTGCCACTCTTTGATGGCAAGCCAGTTTTGCCTGGCATTAGGTCTTGTGGACACAGTGACTGCACCAATCCGAACCATGTCATAGGTGACCATTAGAGTAAGCAAAACAACAAGAGATAAGGAAAAAAGAGATGGCAAGCATCAAAGTAAAGGGAACAGTCACCAAGGTATTTTGGGAAGGCAAGGGCCTAAGCGTCACTGAGTCTTACAAAGCCAAGTCCGGTGAAACGATTGAAAAGCAATACACAGTCTGGCTAAAGGCACCGGGCACTTATGACATTGGCGATGAGCTAGTTGTCGAGGGTCTTTACTCAGCTGAGATTGAGCTGTGGACCAACCAGGATGGCACTCCAAAGCTAAACCGCAACGGTGAGCCTGGGCAGTCAATCAAGGTGAGCATCAACAACCCTTACATCACCCCCGCTGACCCAGCATTGGTAATCAAGTCGTTGTTTGAGCCGACCCACGAACCAAGCCCTTTTTGAAAAATCTCCGATGGCTAGTCCCTGCCCTCACCGCCGGCATACTAATAAACCTATCCTTGAACACGACTAGCGTTCTTGGGGGTTGGGGACTAGCCCTCGGTCTGCTTTACAGCATCGCTGCCATAATGGGAGCATGGGACTTGTATGGCAGAGGTAAGCTTTAGCATTACCGGTGACCCAGCCAGTCAAGGCTCACACGCCATAATGCAAGGCCGCATAGTTCAGGTCAACAGCAAAAAACATAAGGCATGGCGTACAGCCATAGTCAATGAAGTCATTGCGACCTTGCCAGCCGACTGGGAGCCTATAGACGGCCCCTGCGAGCTACTAGTCAACTTTTATATGCCAAGAGGTAAATCTGTGAGTCGGGGGTTGCCTACCGTAGCCCCCGACCTCTGACCGGCTTGACAAGCTAGTTAGAGCTGTGGGCGATGCACTTGCCATTGCAGGGGTTTACACCGATGACAGCCGAATTACCCGGATTTCAGCCCGAAAGCTCTACGCCCAAGGCATCGAGCCAGGGGCCACAATCACTGTCAAAACCCTAGAATAACGACACGCCGAAAAAGGCAAAAAAACACAAAAATCTCCTAAAAAACTCAAAAAAAGGGTATAGAGTTTAGGCATGGCCCAAGGGGGGCCGGTTAGGAGATTCAAATGAAAGGTTGGCTACTTACAGTCAGCGTGTTTCTATCCTTTGGCATGACACTTGCCATTCAGGAATACAGCGTCACACTTGGCTACCTGATTGGCTATGTGCTACTTGCAATTCACTTCCTAGTTATCGCACTTTGGTTTACTCGCAAGGGTGCCAGATGAATAAGAAACATCTTGCACAAGTCCTAGAGGAAGCAAGGCTCTGGACTAACGCTGAGTACGAGGCTAAAGGGGGCAACCCTGAAACTGACAAGTATCACATCCAGAAACAACTTGCCAGGCTAACCCTGCTACAACACATCGCCGACACCTACATAGAACAGAGAGAAAATGGCCAACTATAACCCTGAACCAATCGAGTTTGCAGTCATGGACTACAACCCGAACCAATACAACTTTGGTGTGGCTAAGTCTGACGGCATCTACATGGGCCGAAAACTTATGAAGGATGAAGTCCTAAGACTTATCAAGGCTGCCTATCCTCAGCCAACCAAAGCAATCACAATCATCATTGACCTAATCGAAGGGGTGCCAGTTGATACAAATAGCAGTTTCTCAGATTCCAGCAGATAAGCTCGCTGCCTACATCAAGGGCAGGAGAGATGAGCAGAAGGCAGTTGAGTCGCTTATCCAGGCGATGCAGATTGACCGGACTCTTGACATTGCAACAGGCCACATGATTTTGGGCTACCTAGCAACCATTGACAGAAGGCCAAAGGTAGAGGCATGAGCGAGCTACAGGACATCATCGCAACCAGCTCCATCAAAGCTTTCAATCATGGCATGAAAGCCGAGCGTGAGCACATCCTTAGAGTGCTGGCAGAAACAAAAGACCAGACCCTTTGCACCTGTCATGGCTGTGAGGAATGGATGAACGCCTTGGACTTTGTTATTGCAAGAATCGAGAACAAAATCCATGACTGACACCGATTACACATCAGGTTTCAACAATGGCAAACGCTATGAGCGTGAGGCCATCCTTGAATACATCGCCTATCACCCAAACGCTACAGCCGAGGACATTGCTGCCGAGATAGAGGGCAGATACAACTCTGACATGAGAATCAAGTTGAGTGGCAACAAATGAACCTGGCAGAGATAGAGATGAGGCTTGAGCTACTAAGCATTGAGCTAAAAGAGCTGGCCAAGATTCTGCAAGAGATTGACGCACGAGCACAGGAATTGCAGGATGGCAATGTTTAGGCTTGCATGGCGTGAGTGGCTACAACGCAGAGCTAACGACATCTGGTACCGAGGCTTTGCTGCCGGATACAAAGAGGGTCACACTGACGGCATTGACTACTTCACAGACAGGGTAGTCAACGAGATTATCAACGATGCAGTTTTGAGCATGACTGCTGATACCGACACCATTGAGCGTGTTGTAGAGATTGTTGAGGCGGTGAAATACATTGGCAAAACACCGAATGATTAGAGCCAAGACTAACTGGCCTTTTGTAATACGCTGGTATAGATACCGCATCGAGTTTTACCTTGGCAGACTTGTCAGGGCTTACATAACTAGAGGTACAAAGTAAAAGGGGGCAGAAATGCTTGAAGGGCTTACACCACCAAAAAGACAGCCGGCTTGTAAAGTTAGGTCTGTGATTGAATCGCTAGAACCAAAAGACCAAGAGATACTAAAAAATGCATTGGCCGATGCAGAGTGGCCACACTCCACACTGACACATGAGCTAAACAAGCGAGGCATCACAATCAGCGAGCAACCAGTTCGCACCCACAGAATCGGAAGGTGCAGCTGTGTTAGAAAATCTTGAGCCAACTCCTAGGATTACGGCCCCTAAGGATTGGCGGCCAGCTGTTGAGTTTGACGGTACCAACGGCCAGGCTACAACCCCACCGACAACCGGCAACCAGCCAGACTTCACCCAGTTTCTAATAGACCAAGGCTTTGACCCTGAGAGAGTAGAGATTTTTGGTCCTGTTAGAACTTCACGCTGGCAACAGCGAGAGGGTGGGGACTGGCTGGTTAGCTGGCGGTTCAACTTTAGAACCAAGGCAGAGCTAGAGATTGACCTGCCAACACTTTATGCTCAGGCCAAAAAGACTAAGTTGCCAGCAAGGAAAGAAACAAAGGAGGGCAAGGCATTTGTTATTGTGCCGGCAGATTATCAAGTAGGCAAGGTCGCTAGTAGGGGAAACAGCGAGGACCTTATCGCTAGAGTCTTTGCAAGCTACGAACGCATTGAGCAAAAGCTAAAGCAGGGCAAATACGAGAAGGTCATCATCCTTGATGCAGGGGACATGATTGAGTCAGTTTCCAACAAGGCAAGCATGGCTCAGCTTGAATCGAACGACCTCTCGCCTTTCCAGCAACAGGACCTTGCCGCTGCTTTACTATGGGACCTAATCAAACTTGCTCACAAGTATGCACCGGTGACCTATGCCTCAGTCGGCTCTAACCACTGCCAGTGGAGAGTCAACGGCCAAACAGTAGGTAAGCCTGGGCTCGATGATGTTGGCATCGTTATCCTGCAACAGCTACGCAGACTAAGCACCGAGCTGGGTATGGATGTCAACTACCTTATTCCTGACCCTTACGATGAATCACTTGCCTTCGATGTCTTTCAGGATGGCTTTCACATTCTTGCTTTAGCTCATGGGCACCAGGCTGCAAGACCCAACTCATTACCTGATTGGCTTATCAAGCAGACATACTCTCAAGGTCCCATTGCAGCATTTACTACATTTGTGTCCGGGCATTTTCATCATGTCCGAGTTGAGGAATTAGCACCAGCAAGCAATGGTGGGTCTAGGTATTGGGTCCAAGCCAGCACTAGCGACTCAGGTTCAGATTGGTTCAGGTTGAAGGCAGGAACCGAAAGCACAACCGGCATTGTTTGCTTTGAGCTAGAGCGTGATGTGCATTACCAGGGCACCATCTATAAACTCTAAGTTGCAAGCGATAAGAGAGAAATGACCTACAAAATACTGCATGGCAACAACCTGGAAATCTTGCCAACCCTGCCTGACAACAGCGTTGACTCAATAGTCACAGACCCACCTTATGAGCTCGGCTTCATGGGTAAAAAGTGGGACAGCACAGGAATCGCTTACTCTGTCGAATTATGGGAGCAGTGCATCAGAGTCCTAAAGCCAGGCGGTCACTTGCTTGCCTTTAGCGGCTCACGCACCTATCACCGGATGGTTGTTGCAATCGAGGATGCTGGCTTTGAGATTAGGGACATGATTAGCTGGATAAGCAACAAGACCTTTCCTAAGTCACTAAACATCGGCAAAGCAATAGACAAGGCTGCCGGAGCTGAAAGAGAAGTCATTGGCCAAAGAACTGATGGCATGAGCGAAACAGCTATGAAACCCGATAAAGGCTGGAACGCAAACTCAATGACAAATGTGATTGACATCACAAAGCCAGCTACCGATGAAGCTAAACAATGGGATGGTTGGGGCACAGGACTAAAGCCCACAGTTGAGCCAATAGTTATGGCTCGCAAACCAGTCGAGGGAACAATCGCAAACAATGTGCTGACCTATGGGACAGGTGGCCTAAACATAGATGCAAGCAGGATTGCGGGCGAGATTCAGAGTGTTCCTCAACCTAATACAAAAGGTGGGCTTTTTAGCGGAGAACTTGGTCGAAGTGGCAACATGAGTAACAACACCCAAGGCAGATGGCCAGCAAACCTAATACTTGATGAGCTCACAGCAGAGCTACTAGATGAGCAGACAAGTCACTTACACGCAGCAGGAAACAAAAAAGACACAGCAGATGGTTTAGACAAAGGCTATGAGTCATCGAGTTTTGAGATGAGCTATAAGGGGCGAGCTAACAGAACACACAATGACTCAGGTGGAGCATCTAGATTCTTTTATGTAGCTAAAGCATCAAAGCGTGATAGGAACGAGGGACTTGAGGAACTAGAGGAATCTCTCGCTGGTTCTTATGCTGGCAATGTTGCAAACAACGGAAATAAGATAGGTGCTCAACCCGATAAGCCAAACCAACCAGCTAAAAACTTTCACCCAACAGTCAAGCCAACAAGCCTTATGGAGTACCTAATCAAACTAGTCACGCCACCTAACGGCACAGTGCTAGACCCATTTACAGGCTCAGGCTCAACAGGCAAGGCAGCAATCTTGCAGGGCTTTCACTTCATCGGGATAGAGATGACAGAGGAATACTTGCCAATCATCGAGGGCAGACTAAAACACGCAGAGGCTATGGT